CCAAAATATAAAAGTTGGATTCAAAGATATTCCTTGGCAATCTGTAAAGAAATTTTGGGGGAAACACGAGGAAAATTTGAAATTTTACCTGGTCCGGGGGGAGGAACCAAGTTGAACGGAGATAAGCTTATAGAGAGGGCACAACAAGATAAAAATAATCTTAAAGATGAATTAATGAATGACATTGCTGAACCTGCAATGATCTCAATGTTCTAATGAAAAAACAATTACGAGTTACAACAAAAGTTCCTGCATTGGATACTCTAGATCCTGAGGATAATCTTCTCGGATTGTATGATCCAACAAATCCAGATATCAATTTGTTTAACTTGATAGATGACGAAATTATAAAACTAGGTGGATCAAAACTTTATTACTTCAAGTATTACAATCAGGGTAACCAATATGATGATGTATACATGGAAGAAAGAAACAAATCCATCGCAAGAGAACCAATTATCTTGTTTGGACATTATGATCCTAAGATTGTCGAGGAACCTCTTACTCACTTCGGAATTGAGGCCGGAAACGATCAAATTTTTACTTTCAACAAGAGTTATGTGGATAGGAAAATCTCTAGAACTCCCATCCCAGGAGACATAATTAAACCATTTTTTCAAAATCAAAGATATGAAATTTTTGAAGTAAATGAAGATAGTTTCCAAGTTTATGGAGTTTATCACTATCGCTGTATAGCAAAAATTCTCAGAGATACTGAAGAAGTTCAAGATACAAATTTATCTGATGTTAATAATCTAGGAGGATTTTTAGATGGCACAAATAGACCAAACATATCTTAATGTAACTGGATGTGATTTTACAGATACTAGAGGTAAGAATGCTCTACTTCAAAGATCCATAAGAGAAAAAATGACTGAGATGGCTGGGAATCATCATTATACTCCTCAGGTATACAGAGAAACTCTTAGATCTCTTTTAGATATCTTTGGTCGATATACTTACCTTGACGGAGAAAATACTATCAAATCTATAAAATGTATTCATGCTAATCCAGAAAGAGCTATTTCTAAAGCCAAAGAGGAATTAGGAAATCTTATCCTTCCTATTATTTCTGTTTCTCAAATTATGACTGAAAACAATGATGAAATTAGAAAATATCAACCTGTTTTAGTTCATGATAAGTATTGGGATGAGAAAGCAGCTAGAGCAGTAAGAATTCTTTCTTTCATTCCTAGACCTATTTCTATTCTTTATAATGTAGGAATTTGGACAAAATATAGAAATGATATGGATCAAATTCTTGAGCAAATAAGATTTTCTTTCAATCCTTCCATGGAGATTCCTACTAGTTTTAGTACTTTTACTAAGGGAAATTTAATGGATGAAAGTGACTCCTCTGCTACAGATGTTGCTGATGGAGAAGATAGATTACTTAGAAAACTTTTAGAAATTCAAGTTCAGACATATATTCAAGGTCCAAAATTCTTGATTACCTCTTCAGGTAAAATTGAAAGATTTAATGTTGAGACTGATGTTTGCTCCTAAAAATAATTTGGAAATCTTGATAATATAGTTTCTACATAATTACATGAGATTTGTAAAAATAAAAAATGTTACACTCCAGACACTGGAGTTATATGAAACAACTCCAAAAGGACCAAAGGTGCATTATGTACCTCCATCTCAAATGATTACTATTCCAGAAAGTGGAGTAACTAAACAAATTAGAACTTTGGTCACACGTAGAATGTTAAAAATTAACTAAGGAACATAGTAAATGGTAAATTTTGTCTCGCCGGGAACTTTTATTATCGAGAAGGATGTAAGTGAATATGCTCCTACAGTAGATTCATCTATAGTTGGTATATTAGGTTTTGCAACTAAAGGTCCGGTAAACGAAGCTACTCTGATTACTAATACAGAACAATTAGTAAACACTTTCGGAGAACCATCTGAAACTATTACTGGTCAAGGTCTTGAGGGAGCAATAGAGATTCTTGAAGCTACTAATCAAATTTATTATGTTCGTGCTGCGTCTTCAACTGCTGTAGAAGCATCAAGTTATATAAATTTTGGTGCCAGTCCGGCAATGATTATTTCAGCAAATGGATTCGGAGTAACATCAAATCTTTATCTCCAAGTTCAAGTCTACAATCATGCTGGAGTAGCTCAATTTGCAGAACCTCAAGTATTCTCAATTCCTTCTGGAACTATAGATCAAAGTCTATCTGCTCCTTATCAAGCAGTAGCCCTTAGAAAAGTTATTGGTGGATCTATTGACTCAGATAAAGTAGGAATTTTCTGGGATGCGGATACTTCTAATCAGCTTTCTGGTTATTTAGTAGGTTCGTGGGCGGGTTCTGGAGCTTCTATATCTGTATCCTCCGCATCGGGAACTGATTTTACTTCTCAAGCAATTTCTGCTTTAGTTAATATAAATACTGCGGGGGATGCATCTGCCACTGCCGTTTCGCACCTTAGAGTATTTGGATATTCATTCGATACTGCTGCCGCAACAACTTCTTCTATAGAATATTTTGCAGAAACTTTGTATCCCGGTGCAGGATATAATCTTGGAACAAAAACAGATGGATCAACTTCAGGAGTATCTATTGAAATAGATTCTCTAGGAGGAGCTAATTTTTCTGTAATTATTAATGATAAAGGCGTAGCTGCTGAATCGTTTAAAGTTTCATTTTTGGAAAATCAGAATCATATTGAAGATGCTATTGTAGACGATCTTACTAATGCAACTTCTGATTTTATTCTTGGATCTATAACTTTTTCTGGCGCCGCTGCTTCTCCAAGTAAATTAACATCCTTTACTAATAAAATTTCTACTTTTGGAACTGATGTAAATCCAAAAGCATCTAGTAGAAATTCTACTACTGATGGATCTATCGGAGTTGCAGTTACAGGCAATTATACTCCTAGATTTATTAAACTTATAGAAGGAACTTATGGCTTAGCTAATGGAACTAATGGTATTCCAAGTAATAATGCAGGATTAGCAACAGTTCTTATCGGAACTACTCAAGGATCTACTAAGACTGGTATGAATCTTCTTGATAACGATTTATTAGGAATTTCTATAGCTGCTGTTCCTGGAATTACAATTCAAGAAGTTCAGAATGCTCTGATTACTTTAGCTGAAACTACACAAGAATTTCTTGCTGTAGTTTCTCCGCCAATAGGACTTGATACAGTTCAAGAAGCAATAAATTGGTCTAATGGACAATCACAAACTAGAACTGCTGCTATAAATAGTAATTTTGCTGCTGTATTCTGGCCGGAAGTCAAGGTCTTCTCTGTCTTTGACGGAATAGATCGTTGGTATGATCCTTCAATTTTTGCTGTAAGACAAATGTGTGTTACAGATAATTTGGCAGAACCATGGTTTGCTCCTGCTGGATTCCGTAGAGGAAGAGTAACTAAACCTACTCAAGTAGCTGTTCCATTGTCTCAAGGGGATAGAGACTCTATGTATTCCGGCGGAAACATCATAAATCCAATTGTTAATTTCCCCCAACAGGGAATAGTAATTTTTGGACAGAGAACTGCTCAAAGATTACCTAGTGCTCTTGATAGAATCAATGTTCGTAGATTGATGATTTTTGTTAGAAAGATTCTAATTCAGACTACAAGACCATTTATCTTTGAACCTAATGATGAATTCCTGTGGCAGCAAATTGAAGAAACTCTTAATCCATTCCTTGATGATATCAAGAGAAGAAGAGGATTGATTGATTTCAGAACTGTCGTAGATAGTACTACAAACACTCCAGCTAGAGTTGATAGAAATGAATTGTGGGCTAAAATTATTTTACAGCCGACAAAAGCAGCGGAAATATTAATTATGGAAGTAAATTTAACAAATACTGGAGAAAAATTAGGACTATAATGGGATTAATTTATAAAATTACTAATTTAGTTAATGGAAAAATTTATATAGGTAGAACAGAAACATCTATAAATAGAAGAATGATTTGTCATAAATTTGAATCAAATCATTTTAGATCATTCATGGCTATTCATAAAGCTATGAGAAAATATGGAATCCAAAATTTTTCTACTGAAATTTTAGAGTCTTCAAATAATTGCTCAGAAAGAGAGAAATTTTATATTCAACAATATAATTCAATGGATAAAAAAATTGGGTATAATCAAACTCCTGGCGGAGAGGGTAATCAAATTTTTGGGGAGAAAAATCCTAATAGTAAGTTAACTTGGGATTTAGTAAATGAAATTAGAGAATTTTATAAAAACACAGAATCCTTTAAACAACTAAAATTAAAATATCCTATGGTGACTAAAGGTAATTTTTATAATATTCTTCATAATAAAACATGGAATGATTCAAAATATACTATTCCTATGTTTAGGGGAAATAGAATTTTAACTGATGCTCAAGTAATAGCTATCAGGAAACTTTTAGCTACAGGTGCATACTCTAGGAAATGCTTGGAGCAACATTATGGGATTTCTAAAACAGTATTAGCCCATATAGCCCAGAATAGAACGTATAAAAATATTTAACTAGATACAATTAGGAATATACAATAATGGCAAATAGTTTTTTTCAACAGAGATTTGGACGAAGATTTAATAAGGGAAAAGGTCTTCCTCGCATCTCAACAGAACTTGATTCAGTAAGAGCATATCAATGGGAAGTCCACTTCTTTGGTTTGCCAAGTGAAGTAGCTGGGGAACAAACAGATCTTACTATTGCTGCTAAACAAATATCTCCTGTTGGATATGCTACTCAAGATATTGAAGTTAATAGAATCAATGATGTGGTTTACTATCCCGGTAAACCCGCCGTAGAAGAAGTTACAATTACCTTTGATAATCTTTATCTTAGAAAGACAGCTACAGCATTATGGAAGTGGTTTAAAAACACTTACGATCCCCTAACAGGAGAGATGACTAAGTTTGCTGCTCCAGGCGGGAATGCAAATCTTTCTTTTAAGGCCAATAAAATGGAACTTATTCTTCTTGGAAATACTCTTACTCCAATTAGAGTAATAGAACTTTATGGTACTTATCCAAAGTCATGGAAAGCTTCTGAATTAAATTATTCAACTAATGAATTTCATACTATTGAAATGATTTTCCGCTACGACTTTATGGACATGTTTGATCTAGATTCAGTTAATCAATAATTGAGCTATCATATGATATGCAGTATTTTGAAGATCTCATTGCGAATTTCAACGATATAAAGAAACGCAAATTCAAATTAACAGAAATATCAGATCCCCTAGAGCAGCAAAATATTTTTACTCCTGGACAAGAAGTAGATCCTATCCAGATTACCTTCCAGAGTAATTATAAAAATATTCTTCCTCAGTACAGACTTGATCAGATGATCTATGATCAATTCTTTATGAAATTTCAGATGTTAATGCTTCATTACGCTGGGAAGACAGAGGATGGAGTACTTAATGGACAAGTCTTTGATCTTTCTCAAGAAGAATTTTTTATTGATGCTATACAGAACCAACTAAGAGTATTTCTTACGTTCCTGGGAAGAGAGAAGGTATCAACATATGAAAAAGAACTTCTTAAATCCTCATTTTCTTTTATAGGAGAAAACTATTTTTGTATATCTCTTTATGGATCAGATGATCTTTCTTTTGTATTTAAAGATGAAAATAATGTTCTAAGATCTATATTTAATTCTTTATCAGAAAAATATAAAATTCAATTTAATTCTTATGATTTAAAGAAAGTACTGAATTTTTATTCTAATAACTTCTTCAAGAATTTATCCGTAGGAACTGAATTAACTACTAGTAAAATAGTTTCTCTTTATCAAGGAATCATGCAAAATTTCCTTATGGGATCTCCTATTCATATAAGTGATTTATTTTACGTAGATCTGATTCAATTGATAGGATCAAAATACTCTATAGATTTGATTACCGGATATTCAGAAGGTCTTCTGAGTCTCAAGAATAGACTAGGAGCTTCTACTATTCTAAACGATCCTTCGTACCCTGGTAGATTCATAGCCCAAATAGGTAATGAAAAGGTTTTAGAGAATTATTTTCCTCCTAAAGAAATAGAAGATTTTAATCTTTTTGAACAAGCTGAAACTAATTCAGTAGTAAGATTTAAGAATAGTACATATTTAGATCTGGATAAAGTATCTCTAGGCTCTAAAACTTATTTTTCTTTTTATTCATTCTTAAAAGGAAACTTTACTACTGTAGAAGATGTACAATCTAATTTAGTAGTACGAAATCTTCTAAATATAGATCCTACTATACTGAATAGATTAGTAGGAACTATAAATGATTTTTGTGATTCAATAAATAGAATTTTTTATCTTCCTTTTAAAGCTTCTATTCATAAAGATGATGGTACAACCATCATAGAATATCCTCTTAAAGATATAATAAGAAATGTTCTTCTTACTATGAAGAAGACTTGTACATACTCAGAAATCTACGAGAACACATATAAGTCAAAAGTGATCTCTTTACTAGAGAGAATCATGGAACAAAAAGATTTATCTCCTGCTTTAGAAAATTTTATTCGTTCTAAGTTATGTGAAGTATTATTCATAGCTAAACTAGCAGAAACTATAACGAAAGATAAATTCTCTGGTAAGTTCCTTATTTGTCTTCTAATTATATTTTTATCAGGATCTGCTGATCAAGGAGAACTTACAGCTATAAGTACTGTACTTGGTAAAGATTTTGTTCTCTTCCGTACAAATGATTTAATCAATTCTATCATCAAACCTTTAGTTAAGGGAGATCCCTCAGTAACTCTAGAAGTAGTAGATAACCAAATTATAGTACGTACGTTTAATACTTCTGTACATATTAACCTTTCAATATCAGATCTTATGTACCTAAAATTTTCTTTATATGTACCAAAGACTACTATAGAAAAATATAATAGGACTAAAACTAGTACTTTTTATCCTATAGGACTTGGTAAAGAAAAGAAAAAAACTGAACAAAAAAAGAAAAGAAACCTGCCGGACACTTCTAAGACAGCAGATTCCGAGATTCAATAGTCTAAGTTTGCTGACCTTCAAAATATCTACAGAGAAACGCTATAGCACATAAATAAAAAAAGAATATTACCACAGCCCAATCTATTCCTTTTGTCCTTTCTACTCCGTCCCTATCAGTGTAAATTTTCATGTTGCTATAAAAAAAGAATCTTCAAACTTGAGTAGGTCTTCCAACGTGAGACATACGTATTGACGAACCTGGAGCGTTTCTAGATGGGTTACGATGCCGATTAGATCTCTCTTGATGAATGCTAGTGCAGGTCTACGATCCTGGCAAATAATAAAAATAAAAGGTTTTCTACTTACTTTTTCAACTCTCTCACATTCTTCTAACATTTCTCCAAGTTGACTAGTTTTATTCAGGAGATCGTGGAGAAAAAAATTGTTGTAGCCTTTTTTGGTCTCCACTGTCCAGAGAAAGTTTTTCGGGCAGATGAGATCACCATAAATTTTTAAGTACTCTGGTAATTTGTGAGTCGTGGCATATGCTCCTGACCCAGGTGTGCGAGAAAATTCTTCAGTCTTGAATCTTTCGTTCAGGAGCTTACATACCTTATTCTCGAAGTTGAGACCTTTTCGACGAGAATTTTTTCTTTTAGGGGTCTCACTTTTTAGTTTTTCTAGATACTCGTTGACTTTCATAACTTATTATAGTTGAGAACAAAATCATGAGAAGACTTACAATTCAAAGAAGTAAATGGTTGCGCGGGGCAAAAGACGGTTCTTGTCTTCTGAATGACGAAGGAAGGATGTGTTGCCTTGGTTTTTCTGCAAGATATAATTTTAAGTGGGCAAAAGATGATATTTTAGGGGTTGCTACACCTGATGGGTACAGTAAGAAAAGAGAAATTTACAAAGATTGTTCTCTTCTTAAGGAATCTAAAAGTGGACTTATTGTGGATAGTGAGTTTGCAAGTTCTGCCATCAATATAAATGATTCAAGTTTAATTAGAGGTAAAATTAGAGAGCAGAAACTAATTAAACTTTTTAAGGAAAATGGAATTAATTTAAAATTCGTAGATTAACATGAAAAAGAAAAGTAATCCAGCGGATAAAAATTCAGTAATAATTCAAATTGAATTTGGGAAAGAATTAGCTCAAGGCATAGAAAACTTTAAGACCGCTTTCAAACCAGAAACTCATATTGTAGACGGTAAAACAGTAGAATTCACTGAAAACGATTTCTGGAAACAACTTATCCTTTTAGGAGCAGAGACTCTTCAACAAGAATTGAGATTCATGGCAGAAGAATTGAAAAAGAAAACAGAAGAGGAAGTTAAAAACAATCCTTTACCAGAAACAGTAGATCAAAACGAAAGTAAAAATGATAACTCAAATAACTGACAGTTCTAAATTTTACAATAACCTCAACACCCGTGACCCTGGAGAAACTTTTTATATTTTTTATCATACTCCTTGGGACGATCAGTCTGTTAAGATGTACGACTACATCAGACAGAATTTTGCGGAAACTAAGCATAATTTCTTTATTGCTGATATTTGGGAGTTGCCTGATTCTTATACTGTTATGAAGCCTAAGAGGATTCCTTCTCTTTTTATTGTATCTGAGACTATTAAGGAACAGTCAATCGTGTCTATGATTTGGAGAACTTTTGAATCAATGAATAAGAAAGTAAATATAGCATGACAACAGAAACAATATTAATCTTAATAGGAGCTACTATTTTTATGTTTTCAGTTTTATTTAATCTCCTAATGGTTTCAGGGAGATTAGATATGATGCAAATTGAAATATCTGCTTTGAGATATGAAATAAATCATTTATGGGAAGCTTTTGATCCGGAGGAGTATAAAAATGATAGCGATAGCGACGAATAAGAAAGTGAATGTAGTATGTTAGAGTTTATAATTTGGGGAGCGACAGTAGTAGTAGTACTATTTGTTGCAGTTAACTATCTTTTTATAAAAGGGGATTTAGAAATTCTAAAAGATAGATGTTTTCTTCTGGAAGATGATGTAAGACGTTTAAAACATGCAGTGTTTCCTCAAGATTATGATGATGAGGATGATGAAGATATAGATTACTCAGAAGGTATTAGTCATCTTGATGAGGATCAATCAACTCCTCAAGTCTAGAGTAATATTTTTTATCCTTAGTATAGAGTAATCTCAGATTATTCAGAATTATCGTGGTAAAGTAGTTAAATGCTTTACCCTTAGAGGGATTAAAGTTTCTTAATGTCTTTAATAACAATACAAAGCAATCTTGTTTAGCATCTTCTATTGAGATTGAAAATGCAAAACTTTTAAATATGTTTTGAATTAACAAATCAAGAATTGAAAATACTTCGTATTCTATTTCTGCTGTTGCTGAGATACAATACGAAGTAACTAAAATTTCAAATTTTTTATTGTCTATGTAATTAGTAGATTTCTTTTTCATGAAATGTGATACATCAAGATGTACAGGATGTAATATCCTAGATACCCATAAATATTTTCATGGGGTAATGGATCATGAAGGTATTCAAAAGTGTGATATATTATTCCTATCTGATTCATTAAAGTTAGATCAGCAAACATTATCTCTAAATTCTTTTAGTGATAGGGAGTTAGAGTTAATTACTAGATGTTTAAGAAAGAAAAATGGACAATATGATAGGTTAAAAGTAGAATTTTCTGCTTCCGTGAAGTGTCCCGACGTAAAAGAAAACGATTTGAAGCCTTCTGATAGGGAGATTTGTAGACAATATCTCTATGAGACGGTTGAAAGGGCAGATCCGAAATTAATTTTCTGCTGTGGAAATCTTCCCTTGGTAATGCTACTGAAAAAGAGCGGAATTACCGAAAAGAGGGGAACTTCCTTCATTTTTGAACATAAAGGAAAGGAATATAAAGTAGTTCCACTTTTCCATCCTTTCTCAGTGATTCTAGAGCCAAAGAACAAGAGATTGTTTATGATGGACATAGACAATGCTATTAATAAATATGTTTTGGGAATCAAAGATACTTATTTCACATATGAAGTTCTGGAAGACATAAAGGATTTAAAGAAATTTAAGTATCTCGAAACAACGGATAAAACTATAGCAATTGATACGGAAGCAGAAGGGTTAGACTTTACTATACACAAAGTAACTACGGTGTCTATAGTAGATGCGGATGAAAATGTTTTAGTTTTTGCTATTGACCACAAGGAAAATCCTCATTCCGAATATAAAGATGAAGTTCTCTCGTTTTTAAAGAAAGTTCTGGAAAATCCTAGAAATAGGAAAGTGTATCATCATGCTAAATATGACCTCAAAATGTTAAAAAGATATAAAATATATCCTATAAATATATGGGATACTGAATTGATGTATCATTTGATAGATGAAGATTCTCCTAAAAGATTGATAGATTTAGTGAAGAGATTCTTTCCTGAAACGATAGAAGAGTTATGAAAGATAGAGATATAATTCAGACTCCTGTATTCTGGATATTTTATATCATTTTTATGATTTTTTGTTTAATTGTAATCCACTGGAAAATAATTAATGCTAACAGTTAAAAATCCTGAAAAGTTCGATTGGGCATCTATACCATTAGATGAATGTCTTCATGGTAACGCTATGGATACAAGGATGACCATGAAGATCTATAAAGAACTTTTAGAACTTCTTAAGGAAACTGACAGAGAAAATCTTTTTTCTAAACTTCTATCTCCCGCATTAGAATATTTTGCTGATTTTGAGTACAAAGGTGTAGACATAGATGAGCAAGCTTTACAAACTCAAGACAAGGATATTCTTAATCGTTTGGATGAAATAGAGAAAGAATTTAAATTCTTATCCAAAGATGAAAAAATTAATATTGCTTCTGGAAGACAACTGATAAATCTTTTTTTTGAAGATCCAGAGGGATTACAATTATTTCCAATCCGTAAAACAGATAAGGGATCTCCGTGTCTTAATGCTGAGACTTTAACAGAAATGCTAACTGAAATTACAATTGAAATTTTGAACAGAAATGAAAGTACCAAATCTATTAGTAATTGAGGATTTCTACAGCGATCCTTTCAGGATAAGAGAATTAGCTGAAAGAGTGGAATATTTCCATGATCACGACAGTGGATATTTTCATCGTTCGAAATCTTATTTGACATTTGAAGTTCTTGCTAAACTGGAAAATCTTTTAGGAAACGAAGTAATAATTGATGAAAATTGGGACAAGGAAACTACTTATAATGGATCGTTTTATGTTGTATCGCCGGATAAACCTCTTCCACAGCATGTTCACCACGATCAACAGGATGTCATAGGAATCCTAAGTTTATCTACAACGCCATCTGAGGAGAACCTAGGAGACGGTACATGCTTCTGGAAACATAGAAGAACAGGAAGGATAGCCGCTAAGGATGTAAAAGAAATAGATCCATTGTCTGACGACGGAAACAGACTAGATAAGTGGGTGATGACAGATTTTGTAGGTCATAGGTTCAACACGATTATACTATATCCTGGAGCAAGATTTCACTCGGCTCGGATAGGAAAGTTGGATAGACTAAATCAACTATTTACTTTTAATGTGAAAGTATGAAGAGAAAATCTAAAAAAGATCAAGAAATTTTTAGTTGGGTTGTAAAAAATCAAAAATCAGAAGATCTTCTTAGAGCACAAAAAACGATAAAATCTCTTTTAGCTTATAGACGTTTAGAAACTCTTCATACAAGATACATAGAAGGTATCAAGAAAGCTGTAGTAAATAATCAAGAAAAGAAATGTTATTTTGATTTTAAATTTGGATCTACAGTAACAGGAAGATTATCCTGTGCAAGATATTCTGCGGGAAAAAATAAACCCAAAGGAGTTTCGTTTCATACACTTCCTAGAGAAACTGAATTTAATATTAGAAGTATTTTTGTAGCTCCTCCTGGATACGATTTTATCGTAGCTGACCTTAAGACTATGGAGTTACGAATGTTAGCTCATTTATCTCAAGATAAGGAGATGTTAAATGCTTTTAGAAATAATGTCGATATTCATTCTCTTACTGCTCGTGGGATATTTGGACGTGAAAGTATCACGAAAGAAGAACGACAAATAGGAAAGACAGTAAATTTTACGGTAGTTTTCGGTGGAAATGAATATACGATATCGGAGAAAAATAATTTACCTTTAGCTAAGGGTAAAGAAATTCTTACTAGATTTTTCTCTCTCTATGGTAGAGTATTTGAATTCTTTCAGGAAAGTGAACAATTTATAAGAAAGAATGGATATATTGATACAATATTCGGAAGAAGACGACATCTTCCAAATGTCTTTAGTCCGGCTAAGCCTATCCAAGAAGGAGCAGTAAGACAGGGAAACAATTTTATAGTTCAAAGTCCATCATCTGATTTCCTTCTAGGAGCGGCTGTTGGATCTGTAAAAGAATTTAAAAAACTTGAACTAGACGGATGGTTTGTTGCTTCTGTACACGATTCCTTGGAAGGTATTGTAAGAAAAGAATTTACACAACAAGCTAATAAAATTATACAAAATCAAATGGTAAATTATCCTTATATCAAGAATGAATTAGGAATGAATTTTAGTGTTCCTTTTGAAGTAGAGATTTCTGTTGGTCCTTCCTTCGGGATAGGAGAAGAAGTAGATTTAACTAAACTTGGAGAAATTGTATGAGAGCTGTACATCATTGTTATGATTCACAAGGTCGTCAATGCACGATCATGATAGATTACGATAGCGATTTAGGGGGAAATAAGGATTTCGATTTAGGGGGAAAAAAGATTTTCTATGTAGCAGTTGCTGCTGTATCCCATAAAAAAGGAAAAAATGGAAAATTTGATAATTTTTCTAGAAAGAAGGGACGGAGTATCTGTTCTATTAGGATAAATCAGATGAAAAATTATTCTGATAAGTATGTTAAGGGCGGATGGAGATTTGCTTCTCGGGTTGATGTATTTTATTTCCTTCACGGTGAAAATTATGTATTTAATGTTATAGCCGAAAGAGAAAATTTTATTGAGTCTCTGTTGGATGAGGCTATGGGAATCAAAAAGAAAAGTAATAAAACAAATCGTAAGTGGACTAAAAATAATGAGACTGTTGTATGACGATTATGATAATAGGAGATTTACATCTTAATTCCTATTCTCATGAATTTTTAAGAAGTCAAATACAACTCCTAGATAATATAATAAATGAAACTGCTAGTTATCATATTATATTTCTAGGAGATATTTTTCACTATAGAAATCCTAAGTCCTTAGAAGTTATAGAGTTTCATAAATTACTTGAGAAATATCCCCATAAGCAATTCATTATTCTAAGGGGAAATCATGATACATTAGAAAGGTCAGACTCTAATAGAACAATTTTAGAAGTCTTAGCTAAGACTAATGTAAAAATTATTACTGAAGCTCAAGAGTTGTTGGGATTTTATTTTATTCCTCATTATGAATCTGAGGAAACAATTCTAAGTTTTTTAGAAGAGGCTGAGAAATTTAATCCAATAGGAATCATAGGTCATTTTGGATACAAAGGACTTATGTCCCCTGAGGGATTTGATTATGAAGGAATAACTACAAATTCATTCAAACGTCCTACTATTTTGGGACATATTCACTCACACAGACAAGATGGAACAATTACAGTAGCTGGAGTTCCGTATTCCACTTCATTTGCAGAGAGTAACGCAAAACATTATTTTTTGCAAACGGATAGATGGGGAGCTTTTCTTCAAGTAAAGGAAATTTCTAAACACTTTGGTGGTCCGGCTCATTATATTATCTCAGAAGAAGAAGTAGATCAATTTGATCCTCATCCCAATCAATTAAATTTTGTTAGAGTTTTATCTAGGACTATGGATACAACAAAAATATCTAAAGCACTTATCAACAAGCCTATACGACATTTTGACATACTTCCTGTTGAGTCTAAAACTAAACACTCTTCTTATTGGAAAGGGGAAGTAAAAGATCTTTCTAAGTATGTCGATGAATGTGATACAGAATTAGATAAAAATAGACTTAAATTAGTCATTGATGAGCATATTAAGTTACTATGAGACTTATAAGTCTTCAAGCTAACAATTTCTTATCGTATAAGGAGATAGATTTACAGTTCTCTAAAGACAAAAACATTACTTTTCTAATTGGAAAAAATGGAGTTGGAAAAAGTTCTTTAGTAGAAGCTATTCTTTGGGGAATATTTGGAAAAACTAATAGAAATTCCTTAGAAAAATTTATTCCTAATATTCAAGATCCTAAGAAAGCAAAAGTTTCTTTAGCTTTTGGGGGCAATGAACTTTTAATAGAAAGACAGAAGAATCCTCCACTTTTTTCCTACATAAGTAAAAATGAAAAGATTAGATTACAAACGATTACTGAGACCCAAGAATCCCTTGATATATATCTTCATCATTCTTATAAGCTTTTTCTTGCTACTAGCTTTTTTGATGACATTTTAAAGAATGCTTTTCTAGAGCTTTCATCTGAGGATAAAAGACAAGTTGTAGGACAGTATTTTGAACTAGACGATTTCTTTAAATTAAGAAAATTGATCAGATCAAGTTCAGATGATCTTAAAAATATTATAAAACATCATGAATATTTTGAAAAAGTTTTTAACTTTACAACTACTAATTTTGCATTAAAAAGTTCTATTATAGAAAAGCAATATTTAGATTTTTGGGTAGAAGCCCTTTCTGATAATGGAATAATAAAAAATGTTTTATCTCCAACTTTTCAACAGTTGACGAATAAAATAAACTTCTATTTAAAGTTATTGTTCGATGAAAATATCTTCTTCTCTTTAACTCCCGATTATGAGAGCTATCTTAGGATAGATGGAATGGAGCTTGGTATAAAAAGTATTTCCTCCTCCCAAAAGAAAAGAGTAAATCTTTCTATCATGTTGGGGTTGAGAGAACTTCTTACTGAACTAAAAAATCCTAAACTAGGAAATTTGATGATATTCGACGAATTTTCTGGTTTAGATCCCTTTTCCAAAACGAAATTATGTAATTTGATCACTCATTTAGGAAAAACAAATCAAATATTTTTAATCACACACGACATGGACTTCTTGTCTTTGATAGATTCTAACGTGTTGGAAGTTACATTCGAAGACGGATTTTCTAAATGCAAATTCAAGTAAATTGCTGAGATTTCAATTCTTGAAAGATAACTAATTTACATAAATTAGGAGAACATGGTGATAAAACAATTAGAGGGATTAGGGGAGACAGTTTTTCTACAAAGATACGCCTATGCGGGGGAGACTAAATGGTCACAAAGAGCAAAAGTTATAGCTAGACATATAGCTTCCGCAGAAAAAGATGAAGATAAAGAAAAGTGGGAAGCAAAATTCTTCGAAGTTATCGGCGCAAGTGACTTTATCCCGGGAGGAAGAATTATCTTTGGAGCAGGAAGAAGTAATCAGAATTTGTTAAATTGTTACGGATTAACTCCTAAAGATTCAGTTATTTCCATAGCTAAGACTATTTCTGATATGTACAAGATTAGCTGTGGTGGAGGAGGAGTGGGATTCAATTTCTCTAATATCCGTCCCAAGGGAGACGATATACAAAATATAAAGTTCTCTGCTCCTGGCAGCGTTAGCAATCTTAAGATGATTAATGAAATAGGAAACCATGTACGAGCCGGAGCCGCAAGAAGAACTGCTCTTATTGGTATACTTAATGTAGATCATCCTGATTTATTAGAATTTCTTCATGTTAAGCTTGATAAAAAAGAATTGAATAATTTTAATATTTCTGTTGG